GAGAGTTAATACCACTAACTATACCAACCACAACGCTAAGAATAAAAATAGTACTAATAAACTCCTCCTGCTCAATGGGTAACTTGACAAGAAACTGGTCAACACTATAATAATCTAACAGCCCAAAAGTTTTCTAGTCATTCAGAATGTCCGGACAGTATTCAAGAATTTCATTCTCAAGAGGAACATTATCGATAAGATCTTTACTCTGCACCAATTGTTCATAAGCAAAAGCATAGAGAGAATCCCAATCCATATTATCAATTAGTTGGGAGGCATATTCTTTAATTATTTGATCACGATTTTTATCTGTAACTTTAACCATTAGTAATAATCTCCAATTTCTTAATCAGATTAGTAAAAGTTTTTTGAACAGCCCCATTAACAGCATAATCTTTACTATAGGTTTTTATAGCATCTAATAGTTTCCATGCTTCTTGTTTAGAGATTTCTATTTGCATTTTAATCCTTTTTATTAAACCACATATTATCAGCATATCCTATACTAATGAAATAATTAATAGCACTCATACTAACAATAAACAGAATATAAACACCCAGTACAATATTTTCAATCATAGAATAAACTCCGCTTCCATAAAATCACTCTCAAGATTCAGATAGTCCCAATCTTTCTTAGTAACATTTCCAACAATAAGATAACTATCATCAACTGAGTAATCCTTATCTCTATCATATCTTATATAAAAAGGACTACTTCTATTACTCTTCATAGCATTAAGATCAGTAACAATCTCTTGGGCGTTTTTGTGGCCAAGAACAAAACTAAAACATTTAATCATTCAAATTCCCTCACTTCTTGCATAATCAAAAGACCCCTATTTTGTGCTGACTATCACTAAGACCGCCAAATCCGAAGGATAAGGTGATACAATCATAATGGGATTATAAAAATACTAATTTATTACTATAGTATTTACTATCCTCTTCGTCCTCTAGTATACCATAGTCTCGATCTCGATGCAAGTCCTTTAGATTCATAGACTTAGGACTAGATAGAGTTGTTATTATAGGGTTATTTTCGCTGACTATCAACAAGACCAGCAATCCGGCACGTTTAGATAGTACAAAAGATAGTTGATTCTAGTATTATATTTCATTTTATATTCTTCTCCTAACTCCTCTGACTCCAAGCACTTACATCATATTGTATCGTCTCTGGCACACTAGGCACAATAGACAAAGGATATTAAGAAATTAAAAGTTGCCTGTCATTTTGGCAGATTTCGCGGCCCGCCTGCCATTTTGGCAGCCTGTCTATAAAAAGCAAAAAGCCGCTGCCAGTTGCCCAGCAGCGGCCTCTTGCCTGCATTCCACCGACGAAAGGATCAGAGAGCGTTGGCAAACTCCAGGGCAGTTTCCAATGCCTTATTATTCTCGTTCGCATTTTGACCGAACCAGAGGCTATCGAGCCTATTGTCGGTCGTGCGACCCTTACCATAATTCAGGTACTCATTAAACCCGTTATAGGCTGCCCACCAAGTTCCGCGAACATTGGTAGCGGCCTGTTTCGGGCCTTCGATCCTAGTAAGAATATCGTCCATGATATTACGGGTACGAGTCTTAATATCCTCGTCAGCACCCTTGATATTCAGAACGATCTTAACATACTTCTCGATATCTTTCTGGTTAAAAGTCTTACCGGCAAGAAACCGATACTGCTCCGCAGTAGCCTCAAAACCAGCATTGATATTATCCATGATATCCCGAACCTGTTCCAGATTCTTCTGGCTGGAGCGAGTATGACGGATGCGAATAAGTTGACTATTAGTATGCTTGTGAGCATAAGACAACGTATTCACACAAACCACTCTAATCGGAGTATATCCAACACGAATAGCAGTCGAACCATCATGACTATTACTCAGCAGGATAAACTTGCAAACCTCATCACCCTTGACAATTTCACTATTGTCGCGGTTAAGTTGAGCAAGCACCCAAACCTTTTGACCACTGTGGAGTGAACCAGCAGTATGCAGATTGCACTCACCAGCGTCGAGGAACGGCTGGAACCAATCAAAAGCATCACGGTTCTGGAGGGGCGTATAACGCGGCCCGACCACTCCCAGGATGCTACCATCGGTCTTACGATATGTCGCACGATGCGAAACCGGAACACCATCAACGGTCTGCAAATCCTTCAGACCAACTTCCCAGTCAAGACCAGCGGCATCAATAGCCTCGCCAATCGACGGAGCCTCATCCAACTGATTACCCAGGCCATGCCAAGGCGTCTCACCAACAAACATCATCTTCTCAACAGCAGCAGGCATTTTCTAACCCTTTCGTGTTATCGTTTCTTCGTTCTACTCCACTCATTCTACAATACAGTATCGGTATGTCAAGCGACTGAATTGAGAAAATTTTTCTGCCATTTTGGCAGGCGAGCCGGGGAAGCTGCCGTTTTGGCAGCTAAATATTCAGCAGGGGTATTCCCATATCACGCTGGCATATTTTTGACCCACTAATATCATCACTATATGCACATTCTTTAGGAAGATAACAATATAATCCTATACATTTACTCCTGGGGTGTTCATCTTGTATTGTGCGTCTAATATGCCTAACAGTATCGCCACTACATATAAGGTCGTCAAGGATAATATACCTAAAAGGTGCTATTCCCTCTATGGCAAAGTTTGAATAACGTTTTTCTTGTTCCTTTCTTACTAGAACAATATTTTTATTCAATAGTTCCGCTACTTGTGGAACAACCATAAGGCCACTACTTCCACAACAAGCAATACTATCAAATTCATCAGAAATTTTTCTCAGATCGCATACTGCTTTGATAATAATCTTTGTACGAATCTTATGATTCAATACGTGGCAAGTATGACTAGCACCTTGAATAATGCCGGTGTCTGTTTTTCTGATATCTTCAATAGGATTATTCATTATATTCATAGCAAAACGGATGGTACGATTCGAACGTACAGAGAAAAGAAGAAAGGATTGTTTTCCTTATAATAGATACTTGTCCCACCAAGTTGCATCCGTCGGAGAAAAGATCAGTCGTCAACCAGTTCTTGAGTTATATTATGATAATAGTTATCCCAATCACTCTCTACATCTTCCATACTATATTCGTCATCGTCATAAAGATCGTCGGTATCTTCTAGAATACTTTCATAATCATATTCATAAGTCATAACTTTTCTCCTTATTCCCATTATACACCAAACCGGTCAACTGTCAAGTAGGCCCGCAGGGACATGCACCCCGTTCAATAGATTAAAAGTCTATTGCATCACTACTAATGCTTCAGGCCCATGAACGATTAGTTTATTTCCTCATAACTATAACTATCAACCGGGAAAGTTAGTTGCTGCTCAAGAGTAAAGAAAACATCAGTCCAATCAAATCCTTCATTCATTTCTACCATAATATCATTCAGATGCTTCTCACCACTCTCCATCACAATATCATAAATACGCAACTTTTTCATTTCTTCTCTCTTTTGGTATTATATCCTATCGAACGCCACTGTCAATAGCCCTACGGAGGATCGAACTCCGATCTCCGGGATGAAAGCCCGGTATACTAAACCATTATACTATAGGGCCACTCACCATAACTCAAACGTCAGCCTCCGAATAGGGCGTGTAGGAGTCGAACCTACCTTTTGAACACCTTATAAGAGTGTGTGCAACTACCGGCTGCAACGCCCCGTGAACTGATTATACACTGTGTTATCGGCTTGTCAACTCCCAAAACTTTAGATTTTCGCTGACTACAACCACCCTAACCGAATCCGTAGGATTAGGCAAGACGGAATCTGAGGGATTCGAACCCCCGGAGGATTTTAACCCTCGGCTCTTTAGTAAAAAGCTGCCTTAAACCGCTCGGCCAAGATTCCTAAACACACGGGGTAGGATTCGAACCTACATCTGACAAATTAACAGTTTGGGGCATTACCATTATGCTACCCGTGTTCATTATGTAACCAACTATTCCGGGACTACGATTTGAACGTAGAATAAAGGATCCAAAGTCCTCTGTGATACCGTTTCACCATCCCGGAGAGCCGACGAAAGGATTTGAACCTTCAACCTATTGATTACAAATCAATTGCACTACCGTTGTGCTACATCGGCAAGACTACATATCATACTCGTCTCGCCAACTTTTGTCAATATCGTGCCGTGTTCGTTGACGCTTGGGCCTGTTGTCCATAGACGTATCCCGGCGATCTTCTCTGTGACCCGTAGCCATTTCCCATGAATGTTTGGCCTTGATCTTGAACTTGCCGTACTTGCGGCGTGGCCTCATATCGTCGTTGTTGTGGAGCGTAATCATACCATATACCATTATCGTGTAAATAGAAAACCTTATCTATGTTAGGATCATAAGCCATTAAACAGTATTGTACCGGATAAACACTTTTTGTCAATTGTTTTTGTTTTGGTATTTGTGGTAGGTGTATCTCACCCTTCTGATAATCTTTTACACTATTCCACACAAATCCTAACAAAGCAATCGCTACTCCTACCCACTGTATCATACGCTCTCCGTTTGTCAACCGTCGTTTCATACTTTTTTATCGGCTTTCGATGGCTAGAACTTTAGTCTGCCTTTTTGGCAGATGGGCCGCGGAGGCTGCCGTTTTGGCAGCTACTCCAGTTTCCACCCCGCCAACTTAGCCACTTTACTTAAACTAATTACCTTAGTTTCTTTATCAGCAGTAATATAATCTCTATACCCACGCTCATCAATATAAAAGTACTCATCTAATACATCAAACTGGTTAGTTTCCCACAATGCAATTTGAGCAGCCTCAACCGGCTTAGAATTAGGAGCAGAATAAATCAACTCTAAACTACCACACTTAATATAATACTTACTCATTGTAATAGTCTCAGTGAGAAGGAAAAAGAACATTAGCCAAGCCACGCGGACACAAATCACAATGTACGCTATTTTTGGTTTTTGTGCAAGTCACAACACCACGACCACGACGAATTTCCGGACAAGTAATAAACTTTTCGCCCTCTAACACAACCAGTTTAGGCAACGCTTTACGCCATGCGTCAGCCTTAGCCTTACTACGCGGACGCTTGGGGGCAATCTTAGTATCACTATCACACCATGCGAAATGCTTGAAACCAGCGGCTTTGGCTTGTTTCATATCTTCACCATCGTGGATACTAGCATACATATTTATATACTTGCCAAGTTCAAGAGACAGTCGAGTATCATAAATATGGGTATAGGCCCACATGGTCGGCAGACTACCACCACTAGCAAGAATACTCTCACAAGCCCACAATACATTATCAACGTACTCATTATCAAGTTTGCCATCCTTGAAAAAGTCGCCACGCTCGTGCCAGCGAACATCTTTATTTTTCTTGACAGCATCTAAAAGCATAGAACGAATACGATTTTTTTCCGTGATAAGATTTTGCATACCAGCGGGACGAACACCCGGATAGATATTTTCCAAGTCCTCAGCATAGCAACCATTGCCGAGAAAATCACAATCGGGCGGGCAAGTATCGCCAACCGGGCGACTAACAACTATGCAGTTTTCCTTGCCCAACTTATCATTACCATTTGCAGTTTTCATCTTTGTTCTCCGTGTCTCAGTATTCTACATTAGAGTATCGGCTTGTCAAACGAAAAAACTTGAAAGAATTTCGTATGCCATTTTGGCAGATGGGCCGCGGAGCCTGCCATTTTGGCAGAAGCGAGAGCGACGGGACTTGAACCCGCAACCTTTAGCGTGACAGGCTAACGATCTAACCAATTGATCTACGCTCCCTAAATGGGTGGCTAGTGGGATTCGAACCCACAACAAACAGGATCACAACCTGTTACTCTACCAATTGAGTTATAGCCACAGTAGCCCCAGGAGGAATCGAACCTCCAATAACTGCTTAGAAGGCAGTTGTTATATCCATTTAACTATAGGGCCGTGTTGATATTATAACAGAACCCACTCAATGCCGCAAGCCCCTATGGCGTCCCATAGAGGCTATGCGGTTTGATGGTGGAGCCACTTTACCATCGTTATATTACTAGTAGCAGACCCCTTCCCAGCAACCACGCTGGTTATTAGTTGGTTAGACTCTACTAGGCTGGTTTATACCAGCAATCATTACGCGGGTTTTACCCCGCCGCACTATGCCTAAAATCTATTTATACTGGCATAGTCCAGTTTGTCAAGTTCAGGCAACAGCCTCGACCTCGACCTTGCCGGTGTGAGCATCGCCAGCCTGCTCGGCAGTCACGCCAGTGACCCTAGCACGCCAGACCTTGTAACCCTGCTCGCTAAAACTCTTGACTTCGCCAGCCTTGACGTTAGCGTGAACGTCACCGGGCAGACTATCACTCAGGCACGAACGAAGCGACTCTACCACACCATCACGATCAAGATCATCAGCAACAACATCAACAACAAAAGAAAACTTCTTCATAGTAAACCCTTCCAAGTTAGTGTTATCAACCAAGTAAACAGATTATACAAACCACTCATCACTTGTCAAGAGCCAATCCGAACTTTTCTTTGCGTTGGGATCGTTTGGCGTCTTGTCGTGTGATGCTATCATCATACCATAGAGTATCGGCTAGTCAACAGCGTCTCGTGAATATTTTTTGCTCTGCCATTTTGGCAGGCTGGCCGCGGCGCCTGCCGTTTTGGCAGTTATGAGAGATAACCCTCACAACCCAAACCAGCAAGATCACGCAGCAGATTCTCAGCCGCTTCGGGAGTCTTGAGAGTAATACTCTGCTTCGCACCAGCAGATGCCGGAACAAACTTGTCGTACTTCCAACCGCCCACCAGAGCATCCGTCCAATCCTTGCTTTCCTTCAAGCCCCATCCGGTGTGGAGTCGAATAGCCTTGATACAAGAGATGCGATTGTCCAGATTCATTCCGTTCGTGATGGTAACGGTACGATTCTGGTTTACACCCAGAGCCAGTTCAAAAGAGTTAACAATCTTATGATACAGTTCGACATCATTATTGTACGCCCAACTGGTAGCCAGATGCATAGCCTCACGAACACTCAGTTCCAACTTGATCATATTCAAACCCTTTCTTCCAAAATGTAAACTTGTTTGCCGTTAGTCAGTAAAGTAGCGTATTCACTACCATCCCAAATGAATTCGTTGCTATCGCTTTCTCGTCGCCAATGCGGATCTCTCAACGGATTATAATATAACTTCTCAAGATTGTCAACAGGCAATTTCGGAAAAAAAGTTTTTCGTAGCATCACTTCTTCACAACGAACCCATCCACTAACATCGTGCACACCAGCCTCAAATACCTGTTTAGCCTTGTTTGGCCTATTCCACAACTTACAACCCCGCATCTCTAACTGATATTCAGACGGATCAAAATAGCAAACTTCCACAGTCTTGCCACCTTGCTTAATTTTCAATTGCCAGTGCATATAATGCTGGCCTGTACTCAAATGAAAGCGAACTTCGCCGTGTGGTTGTTTTGTTTTCATGTCTCTAGTATACCTTATCGACCAATCGTTGTCAATACCTTTAATTTCTCGCTGACTATCAGCACGACCGGCAAATCCGTAGGATTAGGAAAGACAAGAGGATCGGGTTATGCCATACTCGGCTTTGCATTTAACCGCGGCTTCTTTGATATCATTCTGCCAACGGCCCGCATCCACTTGTCCCTTAAGTATACTATTAGTATCGGAATGGTCAAGAGAAAGATTTAAAAAATTTTGGTATGCCATTTTGGCAGATGGTGCGGCCCGGCCGCCATTTTGGCAGTTAGTTACCTACATACCACCAATGGCATTCAGCACAAAAATACCATAAGATGCCATAGTTATGATCATACTTGTATGCTAGTATATCACATTTTCCACATGGACAAATATCACTAAGAGTTTTCATAAACTAATTTCACATACTTATCTATAAGTTCAGAAACCGCAATCTCATGAGTACTAACCAACTCTTTAGCCTTATCTACATTAGGTTTACTCATCGTCATCATACGAGATTTAAAGAAATTAATCAGATAAACCATAGCCTTGTCTCTATCGTCAGTCATACAACCCCTTAGTATATTCTTCTGGAATAATCGGACACCAACTCTTTGCTCGTTCCTCGTCGTAAGGAAGCCAGAATGGAGCATCACAAGCATCAACAACTCCAAATTTTTCGTTAGTGAAAATATGGGGGCAAAGGTCTATCTTTTTTTCTTCATTAACTTTCAAGCCATTTTCATCGTAATGATATGGAAAGAATCCCCTGTCCTCTTGATAAGAATAGTGTCCAATCCCGATACCAATATGCGGCCCAAAGTAATAAATCTTCTGGCCTTCAGTTGGTGGATTCTTATGAGAGTTATTCCATTCCATTACTTGTATACCTCTATCTGCCACCTATCATATTTGAGTTCAGCAGTAACACTCATACCCAACTTAACCAGTTCGGATACGATTTCGGCCAATCGCTCAATCTCATTAAGATTAAGATAGATCATTTTCCCCTCACAACTACCAAACACTTTGTACCAGTATCAGTATCGGTATACTTCACACATTCATGAGGCCCGTAATACCAAGCATCATTTTTAGAGAAGTTGAACACAATCTCTTCGGTCTTGAGTTCGGTATCATTATACCCACCCTCATACCCAAGAGTCAATACCCTCATATCGGACGGATAATTCTTCAACTGCTCAATAAGTTCAGATACAGTCATTTTTTCTCCTTTTCCACCATTATACCATTCTTTATCGTCATGTCAATAAGAAAAAACCAGCGAATCTTTTACGCCCCGATTCTATAATCCAATCTAGTACCCGATATTTTTAACCCTTGGGCCAGGTAAAAACTAGTGGAAACCGCCCACGACATTGGTCCCTAGAAATATGATCAGTATTTCATCACCTTGCTATTCAAGCGGTTACTGGTTGTATTGGTCGTGGTGAGGATGCCATCCCCCATAGATTGGCATTATTATACAACGTATAAGCCCGTTGTCAACCCCATCTCTGCCGAGACATGCGGGGTTTATCATAATGGCTTATCCCAACCTAGTCCCTGAGCATGGACCCACGAAAGTTTATATCATTAGGACCGATTGTAGAAGACGTTTCCTAGGACATCAACTACCGTTTTTACCGGCTACTCGGCCCGACATAGCCAACAAGTTTTCACTTGTTCTGTAATCATTCTACTATGTAGTATCGGCCTGTCAACTAAAAAAATCCACAAAAATTTTTCTGTCATTTTGGCAGTTTTCGCGGCCCATCTGCCACTTTGGCATATTTTTACCCTTTAGTTAGAACTACCACACACGGCACTATGCTTTTGCTCATTCAACTTTTTCATAATCAAACTTGTAGTAGTCTCTTTCAACTCCAACACCGTATCAAACTTGATCTTATGCACAGCCTTATTGGTACTAGGAGTCTCAGCCACAGCACAAACCAGAGTAGCATACTCCATCATGATACTAGCAATCTCGTCACGAATTGTATGATTACGAGTCATTGTTTTTCTCCTCTTTGGTCTAGTCTACACTATCTTTTATCGGTTGTCAAGAGCACAAAATTTAGGCCGCACCCGCAAGAGTCTTTCCGTTAGAATAATACTTATTCCGGCGAAGTTTCTTCATCATAGTCTTTTTGGTGAAAGTCTTAGTCTTCACACCATTGGGGGTAATATAGACCAAAACAATCTTATCAAAATTCTTAGTCTTGATATTCTGGAACTGATAAAAATGCCGACCACTAGGCAACTGACGAGCCAGAGAAGACTTGACTTCAACACGTTGACCATCAACCAGCATATCAAAAGGATTGGTTCCCCCGATATACTTGACCCTCCGACCTTGCATAATCAACTTATCCCTAATCATCTTCTCCACAATAGCACCACGATGCTGATTGTTCAGTCGAGACAGACTATAGGACAAACGGCTCTTTCGCAGAGAAAACACACTTTTGCTGCTCAGTCCCTTGATTTCCCCCAAAACCCGATTCATGTGCTTCAGCGTAAACATTATCGTTTTCCATTATCTTTGAGATTAGTTGATCATCCCTTATGTAAGCCTCATTATATGGATTATCGGCATCTTGTCAAGAAAAATTTGTCGAAAAAAATAACTGCCATTTTGGCAGTTTTCGCGGCCCGGCTGCCAATTTGGCAGGCCAAAACCCCCTCAAAAGAGGAGGCTGGCCAAGCCGGTCTTCATCAATACATCCCCCATAGGAAATCGACGAACATTAGTAGCACGTTCAGCATAAAACTGTCGAATCTTACCATCAAACGTCTGGCAAGTTACCAGATGATGAGTACGCTTAAAGATTGAATCGTGACGACGATAACTGCTAGTACGATCCAACTTTCTAATAGTCTCATCGCTCAACGTATAAACAGGCTCAATAACCTTAGCAAGAATCCTTTGACGCTCACCATGAAAAGGCTGCTCATAGTCAAAATTATATACTTCACCAACCTTAGCAGTGCTAAGACTACCATGAATGCCGTTGTAAACATTCAAAGCGAGAATAAACAGCAAAGCAGCAATACCAGCAACAGCAGCAATACCAATATAAACCATATCGTTCATTATCAAACCCTTTCGTTATTGAAAACCTTTTCCACCAGTATACTCTATTATCGACACTTGTCAAGCCGCCGCTTTAGAAAAAAAATTCCTGTCAATTTGGCAGTTTTCGCGGCCCATCTGTCATTTTGGCAGGCTAATTATTAGTTAATCAAATAGGTTACAATACAACCAGTGATAAAGCACATAAAAATAAAAATCATCTTCTCTTTATTATTCATATCATTCCTTTACTGGAAAAACAAGATCATGAACAAGATAAGAACCAAAAATGCCAACAATAAATCCCACACTCACACTCACCCAATTTATATCGAACATCCGTGTTCCCTTTCTTTAGTTTAGTTTTTTCGCTGACTACATCCACCACATCCAAACCCGTAGGGTTAGGTGGGACAACCCACCACCATACCATCCATGAAAGGATAACTCTTGTCGTCAATCTTTACAAACCACTCAAAATTCTTCTGGTAAACATATCGCGGACTATACTGGTTGATTCTATCCTTAGTGGTCAGAGTCTGCCATCCACCACTATTCAGAGTGTAGGTATTGTCTGGATGAATCTTCACAACGTAGGTACTGTGCAGCATAATCCCCACGCTACCATCGCTCAGAATTTCAGCGTAGGTATTGTTTCCAACCTTGCGACGATTAGCATTACGCTTGCCACGAACCATAGATACCGCTTCGGAATGAATCATTTTCAACGCTCCGTATAGTTAGTGAGTTCGTTCTGATTGAAGATACCGTGCTGGCCGTTTTCGTCAACAACAAAAAACACAATCAAAGGTTGGCCACTATGCGGGAGTATGCCTACCTTTTGAATGATAACATCGAAACTCTTAACAGTAACTTTCTTACCACTCATAGTGGTAGCATGAATCACAACATCGGTAGTCGAAGCGTTCATTTGTTTTTCCTCTTTCCTTTATATCGGTATTTTACTCATCAAACTTGAGAAGTCAAATAAAAAAATGCCTAAAATCTTTGCCTGCCATTTTGGCAGTCGCCGCGGCCCGCCTGCCATTTTGGCAGTTACTTTTTTGCGGCCACCTTTTCCTTTATCATTTCATTATAAAGTTTACTTAGATTTTCAACGTGAGCAATCGCTCTATTGGTTTCCCGATTCATTCGTTCCAAGGCTTTTTGATAATTACTAATCTTTTTCTTTTTCATAACTCACTCAAAATCCACAAAAATAACCTGATGATAACCGCGAGGCTTGATAGTAAGGCCAGTATCATAATCGAACGTATCAGCCTTTACACCCGTCATACCGGCCAAAGCCTTAGCCTGTCGAGTGATATTGTGTTGAGCAGCCGAGCGACTAATAGTAAACTCGTGCCGATTCACCCAACCATAATTAGGCTCACCACCAAAAGTATCAGTATGCGTTACAATAACCTTCATCATCTTATTATTCCTGTTAGTAAAGTAAGAATCGATCCAATTTTTGATTTGTTTAGTATTCACTCACCACCATAGTAATCGTCGCTCATGGGAGTATCATCATAATCATCCCCATAATAACCGTAATCCTCATCGGTTCCCCATCCCGCAGAAGTCATCGCGGAATCATGGTCGCCGTCCATACTATCATCTTCATCATCATACCAATCCACAATCTCAACATCATCATCCAACGGCTCACCGTAAAAATCATTATAATCGTCGTAATTCATATCATCCTCCATAGCGTTATCGGGATCAAACAATGGATCAGGGTGACTCATGACTTGTTCCTTTTCAACTAACGTACCATACTTCGCCGCTGTCGTCAACCATTTCCTGCGGCTCGAATTCTTCCACAACGCCCACAACATCTGCCCAATCCCAAAAATTCACTTCCACGGACGAATCATCAATCGGCTCGACCATCGGCTCGATCATGCCCTCGTCGGCCATAGCGTTAAGAACAGCGTTCACTTGATCGAAATCGTGAAACATGATCTTTTCTCCGTTGTGATGCCCTGATTCTACATTAGGTATCGGCAATGTCAACTAAAAAAATTAGCGGCAAAAATTATTTTTTGTGGCACAACATTTGCACTGCCTGCCATTTTGGCAGCCCGGCCGCCCCGCCTGCCATTTTGGCAGTTATCCTTTTAGGGCCATGTAACTAATAGTAAAACAGAATAGTAACAATAATAGTATACTACTATTAGTCATCACCCCTCCAAGAGAAGGGGCTAACTTCCTCACCGCTAGCCATGATAGCAGCATACTGCTGTGCCAAAGCCTCTTTACGTTCAGCACTACCAGGCTTACCAACGGGGATAATCATAGTATCATCGCCACCATTGTAACGAGGATCGACCTTTTCAGCCTTATGCTTGTTGATCCTTTTCAATGCCTTGCGATTGAACTTGAGAATCTTTTCAGACCTAATCGGCCCGACCACACCATCGGCCAGACTAGGCTGGTGGGGAATAGCCATACCAACAAAGCACGACAGGATAACACGGTCAGCATCAATCAGAATTTGTGGCTTACTCATTTATTTTTCTCCAAAGGATGATGGATTGTAGAAACCTATAGACTACCTTTCAACCCCCCTAGTTAGGTAGCAGACACAAAGCCGGAATCTTCCAACTTCAAACACGAAACACAATCTTCAAGATACAGACTACGATACTTCATCGTGCCTGTAGGATAATGCTTCATAGCCACAGTGAACATATGTCCCTTGGGCAACTCACGAACCAGAACAACTCGACCATCGTACTTTTTACCATTCTTATGATCGACAACTACCATATCATTCACGCTGACCATTGTAGTATTCTCTTTCTTTCTAGGGTTAGTTGCTATCGGGATCGGTAGGATCGGAAACATATTCCAGAATAGGGGTACAATGCTCAAGGCAGCACGCACAAATATCATAACCCCTAATTTCATCACCACAGCAATCGGACGTAATCACTTCAATCATTCTCATTTCAATTCTCTCTTTCCTTTTCTCTTATATCGACATTATACATAGGCATACTTGAATGTCAACTAAAAAAAATCGTAGATAAAAAATATTTTCTTTGGCATGATATTTGCTATGCTAGAGTTTGGCACAAGATTTGCAGCGCCTGCCATTTTGGCAGATGGCGCCCGCGGCCTGCCATTTTGGCATATTGTCTGCCGTTATGTCATTTAGTAAACTTTTAGAGAATCGTACCATCCCCACGAATACGATACATGATACCGCCGATACTGTACAGGCAGATACCCTCACCCATATGCTGAACAAATGTAGCAGAATAACCGTGGCGAGCAACGAGGTTGCGAATCGTGTTCTGTACTTGAATCGTCATTTTATTCCTTCTTTCTTTTCCTCGATTATACATACCTTATCGGCATTTGCAAGAAAAAAAATTATTTCATTTTGAACATGAACACGCGAGCGAATCCGCACGATGATACTCCCCAGCCCTTGCAATTCCAAAGCCAGTCGGGCAAACCCTTACTTTGTGGGGGATGATAACCGTCTACATGAAGCGTATACGGATCATTCATCACGGAAATCTTCAAGCCTTCATTTTCCAGTTTGCAAATCATTTCGTGAATGTTCATGGATTTTCCTTTTTACTTAGAGGCTTCCCAAACTTCAACCGAGACACACTTGTCAAGATAAAGAGACTTGAATCCCACAGGATCATTCACGGTAAAGAGCGTGCGATTTTCCGACATGTCCTTCACGCCCACAACCTCACCCGTATACAGTTTGCCGTTGTTATATTCGACGAAAGCAAAATCACCAATTTTCATTTTCATTCTCTCTTTCTTATACCACGATTATACATTAGGTTATCGGCAAATCAAGAAAAGAAAATCAAAAAAACTTTCTGAAATTTTTCCCATCATTTTGGCATACAGTTTGCTAGTAAACTACCTATTTTGCCCAGGGGGTTTTTTTGTTTATCTTGCCTATCTTGCCAATTTTGCCTAAACCGCCGGGTGGTCCAAAAACAATAAGCACACACTAAACAGAAAAGTATTACCTAAACCTTGATGGTAAGCACCTATTTAATAATCTAATTTTTGAAATTTTTATATTGATACTAAGACTCTAAGAATCTAGTTAATATTATCCTTTGTGTATATTAATAAATAAAGAAAGTTTCGCTTATGACAACATTCTATATTAAAGATTCTAACCAGGCTAATCAATTCATGGCTTATGGTCCCACTTTGTCTTTTAGTTTAAGTCGTCAAAATTTAACTAATAGCTCAGGCTCGGTAGTTATAGACAATAGTACTGCTGATAAAGCTATCGTTTCCGGAGTATTTGCTTTTAATAATAACAGACCAATATCGGCCAAAACCACCTCTTCTTTATCTACTGTGTCCAGTAATTTCTTGTTAAATATGGCGAATAACAGAAAGATTAATCAATATCCTAAACAAGAAAGTTTTGGAGATCCCAAAAATACTAAGTTAATTAGAGGATTCCTAAATAATTATGTTTTTTTTGCACCAGTTAATCCAACAGTATACAATATGTCTTCATTAGGTATAACTTTTTATTTTTATTCTGAATCTAGCACAGACTGGTCGGATATTAATAATTGGTGGACCGATGAAAACTTTACGATCCAAGCGACTAAACTTCCTTCAGATATAGACATTATAAATATCGTTAGTCCTATTGAAGTTCCAGATACTATTAAGATCATTTCTACTAATCCTATCTCAATAAACAATCCCTTAATAGAAATTAATGATGCTAATGAATCTTCTCCAATAGTAATACAATCAGGATTAAATATATCTTTATCAAATAACTATATGATATTTGATGATACTATTATTAGTAATGCGCAAATACCTCCCAGAAATTTTATACATTCTACAAAACTATTTGAGAATAATGATTTTATTATTTATCGTTTAGAGAACACACTGCCTTTTGATGGAGAATTTCAACTATCTTTTATTTCTGATAGTATTAATCCAGAAAATAATCCCATGGTTATACATATTACATATGATGAAGAAACAGAACAAAATATTTATGAGGACATAACAACCTCAGTATCAGAAGGATCTATACTGGCTAACACATCTTCTTTTAGTGATTTTATAATTATTAAAAATACTGTTGGTACCTTAGATATTAATGGACAAATGTCTGGAGGGTTTGATCCTTGTTTGGTTCTTACAGGTTGTACTGCTCCTAATAATTACAACGATAATAATTGTGGCTTTAATATAGATAACTGGTTTAGTATAAATTGTCCTGGTAATCAAACTAGAGGATCTTTGATTGGCGGAGGTAGTTGTGGTTGTTATGAGTCATCTTTTGTAACAGTAGAGATGATAGCTTCTTTAGTTTCCTTAGTAGGGATAGCCAAGGCTGGATTATGTGCTGTCGCAGGACAGATTAGAAGTCGAAGGGTCGCAATAGAGATACTTCAGAACGACTATAACTGGCTACAACTGGAAGCATTAAATCTAAAAAAACCAATTCAAGTACTAGGAGATATGATACAAGACCTTAGTGATATGATGTTTGATTCTAGGATAACTGTATACCAAGGTCCTGATATTATAGAATATTCAGGATACTTTACCGATCTTGAGTTTAGAGGAAAACCAATTAGAGATGTTATCCTTAAATTACAAGCAAAAGCAAGGAATCTTGAGGCAAGAAGATTAAATCTAAGATGGGATCTTCAAGCCCTAGATAGGTCTATGCTCAAACTAACTCAAGAAATAGGGGCTCTACTCTCTAAAAGAGCAAATGATTTGGCTACTCTTTTTACTAACTTGTTTATATTATATACTTATATGAATAACATTAGTAATCCAAAAGAATGTCCAGAAGGTCAAATTCTAGACCCCTTAACGTGCGAATGTCTTCCCTGCTCAGTAATTAATTATTGTGGTCAATGCGACGAAAACGGAGACAGTCAAGAAGATAGAACTGGTATTGTTGCTACCTGGACAGTAACTATACCTAACGAGTATACTCTTCCTCTACAGATTACATTTAGTGGTGGTGTGAATGATCAATTAATTGTAAATGGAGATGTTGTGGGCGAGAGTGACTTTACATATGTTTATACAGCAACTCAAAGATCATTTGTGATGAGTATTAATAATACAGGCGCTGGTGCTAATGCTACTTTCCAAATATGTCCACAACTAGAAATTGGTTCAGTAGATACTGGTCTTTAATCAGCAAAATAATATACAAATATAATTTAACCAGTTTCCCTCTTATAAATAAAAAAGCTAGTCCCTTACGTAACTAGCTTCTTTAAGAATCCAGTATCAATACCAAAATCAAAATATCAAGTTACACTAACATTCTTTTTGCGTCGGCCTCTTGGTTTAACAACACCAATCTTGCGTCGTTGTCGTCTAACCATGCCATAAGTCACGCTTTCACCCGTCATTTCACTTAACTTATTGGCCAACTCCAGATCACTAAAAGAGGTCAAATTATCTTTGATATACTGAAGCTCAGGCTCGCTCCATTTTTTATATGTACCCATAAAATTTATCCTTTTTTGACAAAAAGTGTACGAAACATATTATATATTATACATTGGTCAATTTTTCGCAAGGAACATTTTATGAATAATTCCGATATTATACCCAGCATCCTTCACGTTACTGCTAAAGAAAATATAAATATAGACCAAGATTTACTAGCAGTTCAAACTAAAACCCTAGCAGAACTAATAACTGATAATGAAGAAAAAGACGAAAAAACCCAAGATTAATGAAGACGAATTTCTTAAAATAGTTGATATTATAAGCAAAAAATTAGCATATAAATTTAAATTTGGATATCATGACTATGAAGATATGAAGCAGCAAATAAGCATATTTGCTTTAGAGGGACTAAAAAACTATGATCATAAAAGGCCCCTAGAGAACTTTTTATGGACCCACGTAAGAAATCGGCTTTTTAACTATAAAAGAGACAATTATCAACGACCAGATAAACCATGCTTAACTTGTCCGTTATATAACTTAAAAATGTCTAGCGGATGTGAAAAATACTCTAATAAAAATGATTGTGATTTATATTTATCATGGACTCAAAGAAATGTAACCAAAAAGAACCTGATGCATTTGACCACTATTGATGAGGTTAAAGATTATGGTAACAGCTTTACTAGTGATGAAGACTCTTTAATTAATAATATATCTAGTAAAGAAATTTTATCTATTGTGGAAAAATATTTAAATGGAGAAGATCGCACCATTTATCTTAAAGTTAAGAGTGGTTCAAAGGTTAGTAAGGCTGATATGAAAAAACTAACAATTAGACTTCAAGAAATACTAAAAGACTATGCCTAAAAAACGCGGACAACTTAGCTTAGATGAAGAACAATTTATAAGAGATAATATAAAAACTCTTAGCATAGAACAAATTGCTAACCAGCTAAATCGTAATATTGATCCTATCAACCGATATATTGATGAAAACCAACTATTTAGTACTGATGAAACAAATGAAAATAGTGTTTTAAAAAGAAAATTACGCAGCAAAACATTTTGGCCCGAAATAGCACGACAGTTTGATGAGTCTAGCGGAGAACTTCAATATTTTGAGGATACATGGATAAATTTAGTTAAACAATTCAGAGAGGACGTTCTTCCTGCTGAAGAATTACAAATCAAACAATTTATTACTATTGATATTCTTATTAATCGAAGTATGAAAGAACGCAAGCGCCACATTAGTGAAACTGAAAAACTTCAAAGGTTAGTAGATAAAGAATATGAAAAGAATGAAGATAGTAGAGATATTCCTAAACTGGCCAACCTCGAAACCCAACTAAGCTTTGCTCGTAATAGTATAGCTAGTTATACTAATGAATATACTAAACTGCTTAATGAACAACAAAAAATTAGTAAAGATCTTAAAGCCACCAGAGAGCAAAGAATCAAAAGAATAGAAGATGGTAAAAGTAGCTGGGTAGGTTTAATACGAATGCTTGAGGATGAAATTGTAAGAGAAAAAGAAGGCAAAGAAATGGCAATATTAGCTATGGCCACAGACAAAGCTAAAAAATCTTTATATGATTATCATAACTATTCAGATCATAAGGTGGACTCTCCCATACTTAGTCCAGAAGCTTTAGAGTATAATGATGAGAAATTATAATGATCCCCAATATAAACAGTGGAGAAAACAAGTAAAAACAAGAGATAAATACTCTTGTATGTGGCCTCATTGTTCTAGTAAAAATAAACTACATGCTCATCATATTAATAAGTGGGCCGATTTCCCCGGCTTAAGATATCACATTCAAAATGGTATTACTCTTTGTAAAACCCACCATGACATGATTAAAAATAATGAAGAAAATTACGCCCCTTTCTTTTTGAAACTAATCCTTAACTCTGCACAACCATGAACTATAAAACTGATCCTTTTACTATTATTGTTGATACTAGAGAACAAACTCCTTGGGAATTTGGCTTTCATACTACTAGTAAAAGAAAACTAGATACAGGAGACTATAGCATAGAAGGATTAGAAAGTTTATTTACTATAGAGCGTAAAAAAAGTGTTAGTGAAATTGCTACTAATATAACAGAAAATAGATTTAAAGATGTATTAAAGCGCATGAGTGAAATTCCTCATAGTTTTATGATTATGGAATTTAATATTGAAGATATATATACTTTTCCTGTGGGTAGTGATATTCCTAAAAAGATGTGGGATAAGCTTAGAATTAGTGGTAATTATATAATGAAACATTTAGTAGAAATTCAACTCAATTATAATATTCATGTTTTATTTTGTGATAATCCAGAGTCGGCAGAAAGAACAGCAGTTAGCATAATGAAAAGAATATATGAAAAATACGGGCCTAAAGACAATAACACAATTTGATGATGTGTGGCTAGGCTTAGGGGATTTAAACTCCTTAGTGATTGACCACAATCCTATGATTGGTCGAACCAAAGAAGATATAGAAAATCCCGATCTACATTTATTAAGACTATTAAAAAATCCTAAATATTTTGGTACAACAGTAAAACTATTATTTGACATAGAATTACATCCTATACAAATAGCTATACTTCAAGAGTTTTGGATACGACCATTTCCAATGTTTGTTGCTTCTAGAGGATTCGGAAAAAGTTTCTTAATGGCATTATATTGCATGTTGAGATGTATGTTAGTTCCAGGAACCAAGATTGTTGTGGTTGGTGCAGCATTTCGACAAAGTAAAATCATATTTGAATATATGGAAACTTTATGGCGTAATAGTCCTATACTTCGTAGCATCTTTGGTGGAAACGATGATGGTCCGCGTCGAGATGTTGATAGATGCACTATAAGGCTGGGTGAAAGTTGGACAATAGCAGTGCCGATGGGCGACGGTTCGAAGATTAGAGGTCTTAGAGCACATATTATCATCGCTGACGAGTTCGCATCAATAAGTCCAGATATTTACGAAACGGTAGTATCCGGGTTCGCTGCTGTAAGTGCTAGTCCTATTCAAAACGTTAAAGAAGAAGCTAAAAAACAAGCTATGATACAGGCCGGCTTATGGAGTGAGCAGCTAGAAGCTATTCAAATAAAGAAGGGTAATCAAGCTATTATTGCTGGTACTGCTGATTATAGTTTTAAACATTTTGCACAGTATTGGAAAAGATATAAAGATATTATCAATAGCAGAGGAGATCAACATAAGCTAGAAGAAATTTTCAAGGGCGAAGTACCAGATAGTTTTAATTGGAGAGATTATAGTATTATACGAGTGCCTTATGAGCTTATTCCAAAAGGTTTTATGGATGATAAACAAGTTAGTAGAGCAAAAGCTACTATTCATACTGGTATTTATAATATGGAATATGCTGCATGTTTTACAGAAGATAGTGACGGGTTCTTCAGACGTTCTCTTATAGAGAGTTGTGTGGCTAATGATACTAAACCAGTATTTGTTAATAATAATCAAATATTATTTGATGTTACTACTAGAGGAAAAGCCGACTGTCAATATGTATACGGAATCGATCCCGCTAGTGAAAAAGATAATTTTAGTATAGTAGTATTAGAATTACATAAAGATCATACCAGAATAGTATATTGTTGGACTACAAATAGAAATAATTTTAAAGATAGACAAAAAACAGGACTAGTTAATGAATATGATTTCTATGGATTTTGCTCTAGAAAAATTCGTAATCTTATGAAAACTTTTCCTTGTATTCGCATAGGAATGGATGCTCAAGGTGGTGGTGTCGCTATAGAAGAAGCATTACATGATCCTGATAAATTAGAAGAAGGTGAAAGTATTATATGGCCAGCTATAGATCCTAATAAAGCCAAAGAAACTGATGATCAACAAGGTTTACATATATTAGAATTAGTACAGTTTGCCAGAGCAGACTGGACTAGCCAAGCTAATCACGGATTAAGAAAAGATTTAGAAGATAAGGCTTTGTTATTTCCACGGTTTGATCAGGTCAGTTTAGCACTAGCGTTAGATAAAGAAAATAAAGACATTATGACCACTGATCTAGATAATCTTTATGATAGTGAAAGTGAATGTATACTAGAAATAGAAGAATTAAAAAATGAATTGACAACTATTATAATGACTCAAACTAGTACCGGTCCTAATGCTAGAGACAGATGGGATACTCCAGAAGTTAAACTACCTAATGGTAAAAAGGGTAAATTAAGAAAAGATAGATATAGTGCTTTATTAATAGCTAATATGTTAGCAAGACAACTTAATAGAACCTTACAAACTCCATCTTTTGAAATTATTGGAAACAATTTAGATAATATGGAGAAAAAAGACGGTCAAATGTATAAAGGGCCAAACTGGTTTGTAGATAGTGCCAACTCTAATATATATGGTGGAATTTATAGATAATTGTGTATTAAAACTTAATACTATTAGTAAACACATTACAATATCATTATTATGCCAAGAAAAAAATATCCCAAGAGCGAAGCAATAGAGAGTGCTAATATCTTACCTGAAAATGCTTATGTTACATGGGACGAAGCCGATTTACAGAGTAAACAAAGTGCTCTTAATGAATCTAGCAAAAGCTTAGAAGAATACGGTTTATTTACAAATAAGGCTACAGCAGCTAATAGTCGATTTCGTAGCTTTATAAATCTAGACGGTCAAATGTCTGGTCGTCCAGGTTTAACCAGAACAGACTATGACTATTTTAGACCAGACGAAGCTATTCCAACAGAAATTAAGGCTATATTTTCGGTAGCAGATCAAATATATAATCGTGTCGGTTTAGTAAAAAATGTTATTGATCTTATGGGTGATTTTGCTAGTCAGGGTATACGACTTGTTCATCCAAATAAAAGAATAGAAAGATTTTATAGAAATTGGTTTGAAAAGGTTAGGGGCGAAGAACGCAGCGAAAGATTTCTTAATAATCTATATCGTGTTGGTAATGTTGTAATAAATAGACAAACAGCAAAAATTAGTTTAAAAGTTGCAGACAGCTTATACAAAGCTACAGCTAGTCCGGATCTGGTTATTAACTCTATAGATGGTAATGTAGAAAAAAGAGAAATTCCTTGGACATATACTTTTATAGATCCCAGATGTGTTGATGTTATGGGAGATTCTTTATCTTCTTTTGTACAGAATAAAACATACGCTATAACTTTACCAGCTAGTTTACGTAAACTTATTAATGCTCCTAAAAACGATGCTGAAAAAGCCATTGTTGATCAACTGCCATCAGCGATCATAGAAGCCGCTAAGGCTAAAAAAGCATATTTACTAAATCCAGACAAAACTTTTGTTTATCACTATAAAAAAGATGACTGGAAAACATGGGCATTTCCTATGATCTATAGTATTATGGACGATATTGGTATTGTAGAAAAATTAAAATTAGCAGATCTTGCCGCTCTTGATGGTGCAATTAGTAATATTAGAATTTTTAAATTAGGAAATTTAGAACATAAAATTGCTCCAACCCAAGCCGCCGCCAGTAAATTGAGTCAAATACTACAAGCCAATGTTGGTGGCGGCACAATGGACTTAGTTTGGGGTCCAGATATAGAGCTTATTGAAAGCAAAACCAATGTTCATCAATTTTTAGGAGAGGCTAAGTATGCTCCTCATTTAAATAGTATTTATGCTGGCTTAGGAATTCCACCAACACTAACTGGCACATTTGGTGCTGCTGGTACTACCAATAATTTCATAAGTCTCAAAACACTAACACAAAGACTACAGTATGGACGTAAAGTTTTAATGATGTTTTGGAAACAAGAAATTGCTATGGTTCAAAAGGCCATGGGTTTTAGATTACCAGCTAAAATAGAATTCGACAGGATGGATCTTAGCAATGAAGACGCAGAAAAAGCCCTACTTATTCAACTAGCTGATCGTAATATCGTCAGTGATGAATTAGTACAAAGAGTATTTGGTTTTGATCCAGATACAGAAAAGAGTAGATTAAATAGAGAAGATAAAGCTAGAAATGCTGACAGAATGGTTCAAAAAGCTGGCCCATTCTTTGATGCTAATTATGAAAATACTCTAAAAAAGATGTGTTTACAATTAGGTATTGCTACTCCAAGTCAAGTAGGTTTAACTTTGGATCCTAAAAAACGTGGCGAAATGACAGCACTAGAAATGAAGAGTCAAACAACTATACCTAGTAGTTCTTTACCAGGACAACCACAACAAGGTAGACCCAAGAATAGTACAGATACCAAAAAGAGAAAAACAAAAACTTTTAGTCCGCAAACAGGAGCATCTTTACAACTGTGGGCTATACAAGCTCAAGATAAAATCAACGAAATAATGAATCCTTATTTGTTAGAATTTTATAGTAAGAAAAATATGAGAAGTTTATCTAGCGTAGAATATGACGAAGCAGAAATTACGAAAACTAAAATCTTGTTTAGTTTAGAACCTCAGTCGGCAGTTACAGCTGATATAGTTTTATCAAAACTCAATACTTTAAATAGTATTGATATTTTAAACACAATTAATCTATACAATAAATTAACAAAAAATATTTACTCAGAACTTAATAGACCACTTACCGCAGAAGAAATCAAGTATACTAAAAGTTATTTTTATCAAATGGTGTATGGCTAATATAATACAGGAGTATAATAATGCATATTTATAAAGCCGAAAAAGACGCCGAACTAACTGAACTCCTATCTGCTAAATCTTCCATAGTATATGCTTCTTTAGCCGAAAAAAGTGAACAACCACAAATAACTAAAGCTAGTATTGAGAATAAATCTTTTGCTGGTATTGAAGATTCTGATCTTTATTATACTCAATCAATACTAGTAACAACATCATGGAATAAAAATGATGATATTTTTGATCCTAGAGAGGTTTGGGTAGCAAAATCAACACCCACACATAAACCTACAAACTTAGAACATAATGAAAATTTAATTGTTGGTCATATAACATCAAATTGGCCCATAGATGAAAATGGTCAAATTATAAATGAAAATACTGAGTATTCAGATTTACCTGAAAAATTTCATATTTTAACAGGATCTGTAATATATACAGGATATACTGAACCAGAACTTAAAGAAAGAGCAGTATCTCTAATCAGGGAAATAGAAGGTGGTAGTAAATATGTTAGTATGGAGTGTTTCTTTAAAGGTTTTGATTATGGTTTAATTAATAAAACAACAGGTAAGTATAATATATTACCACGCAATGAAGAAACAGCATTTTTAACACAGCATTTAAGAGCATATGGTGGTCTTGGAGAACATCAAAACTATAAGATAGGTAGAGTTTTAAGACAAATAACTTTCTCTGGTAAGGGTTTTGTTAATAAACCAGCTAATCCAGAAAGTATTATTTTTACAAAAGAAGAATTATACCTAAACAAAGAATTAGCAGAATATAATATAATTTTAGAAAAAAATAACGATTTTTCAGAAGAAGGTGTATTTTCAAATCAAGCCAACTTAAAGGAGACAATTATGAGTGTTGAAACAGAAAATACTACAGTAGTCGCAGAATCAGAAGTTTTAGAAACTGTACAAACTGTAGTAGAACCAACTGTTGAAACTGATCAACAAGTTGAAGCGGCCAAAAAGATGGAAGAAGAGATGACCAAAAAAGAAGAAGAAATGAAAAAAATGAAGGCCGCTCTAGAAGCTATTCAGAATGAACTTTCAAGTACTAACGAGGTACTTGCTGCTTACAAATCTAAAGAAGAAGAAATGATGAAGAAAGAAAAGAAAATGAAAAGAATGGCTTCTTTAGTAGAAAGCGGTATTGATCAAAACACAGCTGAAAGTTCAATTGAAAAATTTGACAGCATTGATGATGAATTATTCAGCGTTATAGCTTCATTAATCGCCTCTAAACAAACAACAAAGGCTTCGGAAGATGAAGACGAAGAGGATGATTCTGAAGAAATGAAAACTGCTCCAAAGGCTTCTGTAGTAGACGCCTCGGTGCTCGAAACAGCCGAAGTAGAAGAAGCTGTTAGTCTTAGTGTCGGAAGCGACGAAGATTCACAAGTTCAAAATACCAGAGCTGCTTTAGTTGACTTTGTTTGTACTAGACTAGGTAAAAAACTTAATAAGGGAGAGTAAAAATGGCTTTAAAATCAGATCGTATTGAAGCTTACACAGATATTTCTTACTTCTGCAATGATACAACCGCTGAACGTGGTGGTGTTGTTGTTCATAGTACTGGTGGTAGCGGCGTAGCAATGGACGACTCAAGTGCTGTTGTAACATATTCCGCTAGTCAATCTGGCACCAAGCCAGCCGGCCTATTGCTTAATGATGTTGTTAATCTTGACTTAACAAGACAACACATCAACTGGCACAAGGACGAAGTACAAACTGGTAGTAAGGTAACCTTACTACGTCAAGGTCAAGTAACAACTAATATGGTTGTTTCTGGCGTTGATCCAACAGTTGGTGCTGATGCTTACTACGGTGCAAATGGTAAACTAACTACCGTCAGCACTAACAGTGTTAAGGTAGGTCGTTTTATGGGCGTTAAAGATGCTGATGGTTACGTAAAAGTAGACATTAATATAACATGATAAGGGAGAAAAACATGGCCAATAGAAAATTTGAAGCAACTCCAGAACTAACAGATCTTCTTGTTAAGTCTGGCTCGTTACACAAAGAGGAAGCTTTAGCAGCAAATCATGAATTTGCCAAAGCTTTAGAACTTCCTCTTCGTCAAGGTGTGCTTAGTGGCAATATTCTAGATAACATTTTTGAGCCAATCCAACTTGCTCAAAGTGCTACTCCAGAATTTCCTCTAGACTTCCTTGCTCCTGGTACAGAAAAAGACTTTGTGGCCTATACCATTCCAAATCATGGTTATATTCCACAAAAGCATGTTGAGGGCGATTATGTCATGGTTCCAACCTACGACATTGGCGCTAGTATCGATTATCTTCTAAAGTATGCCCGCGATGCCCGTTGGGACGTTGTTGGTCGTGCTATGGAAGTTCTCGAAGCTCAATTTGTAAAAAAGATGAATGATGACGGTTGGCACACACTATTAGCTGCTGGTGTTGATCGCAACATCGTAGTTTATGATAGTGATGCTAATCCAGGTCTTTTCAGTAAGAGACTAGTATCTCTCATGAAGACTGTTATGCGTAGAAACGGCGGTGGCAATAGTGCCAGTAACAACCGTGGCATGTTAACAGATCTTTATGTTAGTCCAGAAGCTATGGAAGATATTCGTAACTGGGGTCTAGACCAGATCGACGAAGTTACTCGTCGTGAGATCTATACTGCTGCTGATGGTACCGTCAATCGTGTTTTCAGCGTAAATCTTCATGATCGTGATGAGCTTGGCGAAGGTCAACAATACCAGCTATTTTATAGCAACGTTCTTGGTGGCACACTACCACAGAACTACTCTGGTAGTGATGACAAAGTTGAGCTTGTTGTTGGTCTTGATCTACGCAAGAGAGACAGTTTTATTATGCCAGTTCGTCAAGAAGTTCAAATCTTCGAAGACGACACTCTTCATCGTCAGAAGAGAGCCGGTTTCTACGGCTGGGCAGAGCAAGGATTCGCAGTTCTAGATAATAGACGTGTATTGTTAGGTGCCCTATAATATTATAGGATATCTAATAATTAGATACATAATAAGAAGAGCTACCTTGACTGGTGGCTCTTTTTATTTTACTATAGAAGGAGTTTATGGTTGGGCCGATCTCTCTTATAAGAAAGCAAATACAATGATTGATTCGGAATTAACAAAAGAAAAAAACGGATATAAACCAGAGGATTTGTCTATTGGTTCTTCTAGAAATGTTTATGTGAAATGTGACTACTGTAATGACTATACTATTAAGGCATATAAGTCCTATATAAAACAAAGAGATCCTGTAGCTAAAGATTCTTGTGGTAAACTGGAATGTAAATATAAAAAAAGAGAAGATATTAGTTTAGCAAAGCACGGGGTCAAGAATTCGGCACAGAGACAGCAAGTAAGAGATAAAATTAGAAATACTAATATGGATAGATTACAATCTAATGATTTCAAACAACAAATCAAAAAAACTAATTTAGAAAGATATGGGAATGAAAATCCTATGCTGGTACAATCTATTGTAGACAAACAGAAGCAAACCCTGATGGATAGATACGGAGTAGATAATATTATGAAATATTCTAATGTCGCAAAAGAAGCAGCAAAAAAAATGAAAAAAACCAAAATTAACAAAGGTATTATAATAACTTATGACGGTAAAACACGACCAGAAATTGCAACAGAAATAGGTTTTTCTAGATCTCATTTTGGTAAACTAGTCACCCAATATGGAATAGAAGAAGCTTTACAAATGGAACCCTCTAAAACTAAGCTAGAACAAATCTTTGAATCTTTTTTGCAAGAAGAAAAATTTAATTATTTTTGCCAATTTAGACTAGAAACAAAAATTGCTGATTTTAAAATCGATAATCTATTAATAGAATGTGATGGATTATACTGGCATAGTGATGCGGCTAAGATGGATCCAAATTATCATGTTAATAAAAAAGAAACTTATGATAATGCTGGATATGATAGTTTATTTTTTAGAGAGGACGAAATAAGAGACAAATTTGATATTGTTAAAAGCGTTGTGTTGAATAAACTAAATAAGAGTTACAGAATATTTGCACGACACTGTAAACTAGATAAAATCGACGATAAAAGCTCTGATAGCTTTTTTGAGACTAATCATTTGATGGGTAAGGGTCGAGGAGCCACATATATTTTGACATTTAAGGATGAAATTGTAGCAGCATTAAGACTCAAAAGAGTAAAAAATAATGATTATGAGATTAGCCGGTTTTGTAACAAGAAATTTAATAGTGTTGTTGGTTCTTTTAGCAAACTATTAAAAGCTGCTCAGCAAGATAAAAAACCCGACAGCATTATGACGTTTATAGATAGAAGATATGGTAAGGGATCATATCTAAAAAATTTAGGATTTGATTATGTTCATACTTATCCTAGCTTTAGATGGACTGATGGATTTATTACTTTTCATAGGCTAAAATTCCCTGGTAATAGTGGCTATGATAACAATCTATTTAAAATATATGATTGTGGCCAGGCCAAATGGATGTTAAAAGTATAAGAGTATTAGGTGTATTGATAAGTATCATACTCTATTTTTGATATTAGCCAAATTATCTATAGGAATTCAAAATGGCATCTAGTAAAAAGTACGATTTTCCAATTGAGCAAGGAACTTCTTTTAGGATGTCATTAACCTATAAAGATAGTAATAATGCTATTATTGATTTAACTGGTTATTGTGCCAGATTAATATTAACTACTAATAAAAATGAGACTAAAACCTTTACTACTTTAAATAATGATTATAGTGAATATAAATTTACTATCGACGGCTCTAATGGCGTAATAACACTATTATTACCAGCAACTACAACTAATAATTTTGATTTTAAATTGGCTAAATATGATTTAGAGATTCAAAGTAATGATGATCTTTATATTGGTGGTGGTAAAAATACATATAGAATATTATACGGATTAATTAGTATAGTTCCACGATATTCACAAAATGAACAAATTTTGAATTGTAGCCCATGACAAATAATATAAATGTTCAAATAATTGAACCGCCGCTAAATAATCTGATCATAGAAACTCAAGTAGGTTCTGAGCCTATTAATGTGAGTGTGGTTTCTTATAGTGGAACCAATATTAGTATCATTCACGATCTACCAGTATTACCCGGCGATATAAATGATACTATAGCTAGTTTATTAGTAGCTGGTAGTGGCATATCTTTAAACTATAATTCTCAGGTTCCTTCTTTAATTATTTCAAGCAGTGGTGGAGCTACTTTATCAACCGAACAAGTACAAGATATTGTCGGATCTTTTATCAGCGGCGTATCATATATATCTGTAAATTATGATGACAATAATAATATATTATATATATCTGCTACTGGTTTGCAGCCTAGTGGTAATTATGCATTAGCTAATCACAATCATACCTCTAATCATATAACAGACTTTAATAGTAGTGTCAGCGGTCTGCTACCAGTCAAAAATATTAGTTCTGGTAGTGGAATAAATGTAACTAATAATAGTGGTAATTTTGTTATTGCTGTTACCGGAACTTTTGGATTAACCAGTGAAGAAGTTGATGATAGAGTAAGTAATCTTTTAGTTGGTGGATCAAATATAGTATTAAACTACAACGATTCTGCTAATCAGCTTACTATCAGTACTAGCGGACTACAACCTAGCGGAAATTATAGTGTGGTTGGACACTCTCATTCTGCTAGTGAAATTACAAATTTTAGTAGTGAAGTAAATAGTTTAGTTAGCGGAATCTACGCCCCACTAAATAGTCCTAATTTTTCTGGTATCCCAACAGTACCAACAGCAAGCAGCGGCACTAATAGCACTCAAGCGGCTAGTACAGCTTTTGTTCGCAATGAAATTAGCAATCTTGTTAATTCTGCTCCGAGTACACTAGATACCTTAAATGAATTAGCCTCTGCTCTTGGAAATGACCCTAACTTCGCTACAACAATAGCTAGTGGATTAGCAAATAAAGCCCCCCTAGTTCATACTCATTCTAGTAGTGATATAACAGATTTCGCTATTTCTGTAAGCGGATTGTTACCTGTTAAAAATATTAGTGCAGGATCGTATATTAATGTTTCACAATCTGGTACAAATTTTATAGTTTCTGCTACTGGATTACAACCGAGTGGAAACTATAGTGTTGAAGGTCATGTTCACGATAGATTAACCAATGGCGATAAAGAAGTTGTGCTTAGTAGCAGCGGTTCTTTAACATTCCCAAGCGGAAGTATCCTAAGCGAAACAAATAACACAATATCTTTAATGCCACCCACAGCAGCTTCTGGACAGAGCTTAGTTATTAGACCAACAGTAGCAACCTGGGGCTTAACTTCAAGCGGATATATAGTATATGGTAGTCCAATTACTATTTCAGTTACTCTAAATAGCTGGGCTTATTTTGGAACAGTAAACTATACAATCTCTGGCTCTGGAGTTACTCCACAATCATTAGGTCGAGCATTAACTGGTAAATTAACTTTCGTAAGCACATCTGCTCCAGATACAGAAACTATTACTTGGACTATCCCGGCTAATAGCAATATCTCTGAATTTACTCTAACACTAACAAGCGTTGATGGAACATTATCAACCGATCCACAGACCCAAAATGATCCAGAATTATATTACAATTTTGAATATAATGGTATGCCAACTGGTCAATTTATTACTGTGACTAATAATGGAGTTTCTAGTTCAGAACATAGTCATGTTCATCTTGTACCAGGGGATCCGACAACTGTTGATATATACTTAGGTGATGATGATCAATATGTTAAAATTGAAAAAGATGGTGGAGATGTTATTGTTGGCACAGACTCAAATAATAATCACTGGATTTTTGATACAAGCGGTAATTTAAGAACCCCTACAAATAGTATAATATCTAAGGGCTATCCAGGGCTGACTCAGGACGGATCTAGTTGGTTTGTATCACCTTCTGGATCATTAGGTGGCCTTGCTAGTACGGACGGCCAACAGTATATACAGATTGGTGACAATAGTGAAATTTATATTGGTTTGGGTTGGCCCAACAATGCTGTTGAATGGATATTTAATAGAAACGGTAGTTTAACATTACCCAGTGGATTAATTTTTGCAGACAATACTATTCAAACGACCGCTTGGTCTGGAGCCGTATCAATCAATGATATTACTGATTTTGCTAGCGGAGTTAGTGGTTTACTTCCAACCGTTAGTGGAAGTGGTTATGCTGTAACGTCTTTTAATAATAATGTTTACACAGTTAGCGTAACCGGTTTACAGCCTAGTGGCAACTATAGTTTAGATGGTCACAATCATATTGTAGCAGATGTGAGTGGCTTACAAACCGCTTTGGACAACAAACAGCCTAGCGGAATATATGCCAGTGGAATTCATTCTCATGTTAGTAATGACATAACGGATTTTGCTATTTCTGTGAGCGGATTGTTGCCGGTTAAAAATATTCTGGCTGGTTATGATATTAATATTACTAATAATAACGGCGTTTATACCGTCGCTTCTACAAACTTAGTCCATGTTGATAGTCAACAGCCTCAAGGATTTATCAATAGAACTGATAGTAGAATTAGTGTTAGTGGTAATATTTTTACAATAGAACCCACAGGAAGCTCATATAGTTATTATAATAAAGGTATCAAAGTTGTTAAAACTAGTGGTGATAGTTTAACTATACCAAATCTTACTCAAATTAATTATATTCATTTTGATACTATTAATAATCAAATATCAAATAAAACTACGGGTTTTGATTTTTCTACTGATATTCCTATCGCATATGTAGCTTGGAACAGTGGAGTTGGTCCTAGTGGACAAATGACTTTCTTTGCTGAAGAACGTCATGGTATTGTGATGGACACTAGCACTCACAAGTGGATTCATACTACTTTTGGCGCACAATATGTTGGCGGTTTAAGTATTGGTAATTATGTTTTAGGTGGAGATGGGTCTAGTAATAGTCATGCAACTATATCAATTGGCAACGGTACTCTTTATCAAGAAGATATTGAAATAAATATTACTGATAGTTCTAGTACCGATCCGTTCTGTCAAGAGTTAAGCCCGATTGCTCAAATTCCCGTTTATTATCACCAAGGAACTACTGGTCAGTGGGTTAAGAATACTGCCACGGACTATCCTGTTAAATATGGTGCTAATGGACCACAATATAACTTATTCAGTGGTGGAACTTGGACAATTCCCGATGTTAGCCCCGGTGGAGCAACAAGATACTTTGCAGTATGGATTCTTGCAACTAATCAGATTGATGATCCTATAATTAGTATTATGGGTCAAAGAATTGATAGTAATCAAGGATCGGCTGAGAGTAATAACTCTTGGGGCGATATTAATCTTACTAATTTGCCATTAAGTGAAGTTAAACCTCTTTATAGACTAATATTTGCTGGCGATAGCGATTATACAAATGTTCCTAAATGTACTTTACTTAGTATTCTTGATATACGAGTATCTGTAATTAGTACTATTGCTGGAGTTACTCAGAATGATCACGGAAGTTTGTTCGGGTTAGGTGATGATGATCACTCTCAATATTTACATGTGGATAATAATCGAACAGTTAATGCAATTCATAATTTTATTAATGGATTAACTGTTAATGGTACTAGTGTAAGTGTAAGTGGTCATTCTCATACATCTTCTGATATCACGAATTTTAATAGTAGTGTAAGCGGTCTATTACCCGTTACCAACATACTTGGCGGAACTAATATTAGTGTTGTTCCTAGCGGATCATCTTTCACGGTAAGCGTCAGCGGTAGCTTAGGACTAACTACAGAAGAGGTTGATGATAGAGTTAGTAGTTTATTAGTGGCCGGTACTGGTATAGCTTTATCTTATAATGATAATGCTAATACTTTGACAGTATCAACTACTAAAAATATAATATTATCTGATGTGGTTAGCGACACTAACTATATTGGAATAGCACCAGCCAACACCCTGGTAAGTGCGTCTTCATGGAAAATCAAAAGAACAATTTATAGCACTAGTGGTACGATTAGCAGTACTGGTGTTGCAAATAATGTTGCTTGGACAGATCGATTAACGGTTTCATATTCATAAGGAGAATATAATGAATAGTTTAAATCCAATTACTATTGATGATCAAGTATACGACAAATTAACAGTAAATCTTGCTGTTACTACTAGTTATAATGCCAGTGGTGACAGAGATATGAGCATAGCTATGAGAGTAATTCCTACTAGAATAGATCCTATTAGCGGTCCACAAACTGCTGATAGTGCAGCATACACTGTATATAGAGGTAGATTAGCTGAACTGCAAAACGAGTCAGAACAAAGTTGTGTTTTAGCTATGACACAGGCTCTACAACAATTTATAAGTAGTAAGGGGTGGTAGTATGGCTATTTATTATGCTAGAGCCACTGGAAACATAAATGGTGCTATTTGGGCTACTACTCCCAGTGGGGCTGCTAGCAATCTGTTTTCATCATTCACTTCAGCCGACACGCTCATGGCGAATAATTTTACTGTCACGATCAATGTCGATACCACGGTGCTTGAATTAAGAAGGGACACCGCTAATGGGGCTACTTCTGGTGGTAGTTTTTCTCTTAGTGCTGGAATAACTTTAACGGCTAATATATCTGGCTCACCCGGCGGAAGTGCAACCGTCTCCTTCGGAGCCGCTGGCTCTGCCAATATAGTTGGCTCTATCACTGGTGGCACTGGCGATGGTGGGGCCGTTTCGAATGGCGGCGTAGGGACTTTGAACATTACCGGAAATGTGATTGGTGGTACAGGAACTAATGCACCGGGAGTGGTTATGACCGGAGCCGGGGTCACTAATATTACCGGAAACATCACGGGAGGGTCAGCCACTGGGTGTACCGGTCTTGTAAATAGTTCTAGCGCAGGCACTGTCAATATCACCGGCACTGTAACGGGCGGTCCGTTTGCAACTACTTTTGGAGTATCAAATACTAGCACTGGAACTGTCGTGATTGTTGGAACGGCAATAGGCGGGACTGCTGGCGCGGGCGTGAACAGCAGCGGCACTGGTACTGTTACGGTGACGAGAGCCAGAGGCAACGGGTTCGGTAATGGTAGTGTGGGCCTATCTGCGACTGTTGGAGTGAACGCGGCTCAAAATAGTGCTACTAGAGTTTACGAAATAGAGTATGGCGACCTGGGTATGTCGCCAACATCTGGTCCTATTATTTTATTAAATGATACAAGTAACGTTGCTTTATTTTATCGTACTTCTGGTGGTAAAAAAACACTAATAGATAGTTCAGCTTCGGCTGGTCATCCAGCAATTACTAATGTGCGTAGCGGAATCTCGTATGCTAATGGCAACTTGACAGGAACCTGCGCTGTTCCATCCGCTGGAAGCGTTGCTCTTGGAGTTGCTGTTGATAATACCACTGGCACAGCAATTTTAACACAAGCCGATGTTGAAACAGCCCTGGCTTCTTTTTCTTCTGGAAGATTAAGTAATTGTGCAACAGTGGCTAGTGTTGGTCAACAAATTATAATGCTGGCGGAGGCATGAGCATGGCTATGAAAGTTATTCTTACTAGAATAGATCCTATTAGCGGTCCACAAACTGCTGATAGTGCAGCATACACTGTGTATAGGGGCAAATCACCTGAACTGCAAAATGAATCACAACAAAGTTGTGTTTTAGCTATGACACAAGCTTTACAACAATTTATAAGTAGTAAGGAATGGTAATATGGCGATTTATTATGCTAGATCCAGTGGAAACATAAATGGTGCTATTTGGGCTACCACGCCCAGCGGCACCGCTAGCGACCTGTTTTCGTCGTTCACATCGTCAGATACATTGATGGCAAATAGCTTCACTATAAATGTTAATGTCAATACCACAGTACTGGAAGTTCGCAGCGACAATGCCAACTCTGCAACGGCTGGCGG